TGCGACCTCTAACTCGTCTCCTAATTGTACTTCTTGTTCTTTATCGCCAGCCACAATCTCTGTATCAACACTGAGGCCGCTTTTATCTGAACCTAACCCTATGGCACCCAGAGCTGCATCCGTTGCCATTCCTGACAATCCTGAGCAGCCCGTTAGTGTCAGGCATAGGATGAGTAAAACTTTCTTCATCTTATCGCCTTACATCTCGCTAATGAACCATGTCTACGTTTATGGCCTCGACCACCTTTCTTAATACCCGGTGCTCCCCATTCAGCCATAATGTCATCGACTTCTTTATCAAGCTTACGTTCAGCCATTTTACGTTCGTCTTGGACAACTGATTCGGCCCAGTACCCACAAGCACCAGCCAAAGCATCTAATCTATCGTCATGAGATAGTGAAGCTTTGTCACGAGTTATCTTTCTCATCTGATGCCATAGACTGTAGATACGCTTCCTCTCAGCCGGATAGTGGCGTGATAGGTGTGCATCCTTCTCAATCATGTCGACATTGATGATTAATTGGTGACGACGCATTAGAGGCTCTAACGTGTCAATGATACGTAGTTCCTTCTGACCTGCGGCCCAAGAAGTTTCGATAGAAGGCCCACCCTTAGCTTTAGCAATCTCCATATGAGCTTTATGCGCTGCCGGGTCAGATTTCTCCATCTCTTCGTAGTACAGGTTAATTTCTTTCTTGATAGCACTAGCTAACATTTCACCACCGAAGTTACGTTCAATCTCAATATGATTGACTCTGTGCTTATATGCTAGTGAAGCAAGCTTACGGTATTCGCCTTCTGCTTCATCAGGATTAGGAACGAATGCTTCCATATCCATGAAGAAGACCATACCATTCAAGAAGTATGTCACTACACCTACCATTTCATCGGCACCTTTGGCACCAGCGTTCTGACCACCACCCGCTGTATCAATGAACATCATTCGCCCAGTATAAGGCAATTGCTCATCTTCGACTTTGGCTGCATAATGGAACTCATAGTTTTCTGAACCTACGCCCAGAGTAACACGAGTATCGTTAGTTGGTTGCCATAAATAACCGACTGAGGTTTGGTCTTCTGACAGGTTTGCAAAGATAGCATGTTTCTCACGTAAGGGATAACGTGCAGCATCCATCAATGCAGTATCAAGCATGTGCTGTAACTGAAAGTAAGCCGGGCCTTGGTCAATTTCCTTGGCCACAAGAATCTCTTCCGGTACTAAGATAGGGTCAACTGCATGACCTCTGTCTGATAAAACTCCTGCCCCTGTTCTTAACTCAGGGTGCTCATTCAACATATTCTTAATGAATGGTGCTAAGTGAGTACCGTAGTTCTTCTCTTCCTTCTCAGTAGGGAATCTACCCGGCCAGATACGAATATCAAATCCACGTCCCGGTAATGTGTTATATACAGAATCAGTAGACTGAGGTGTACCTAAATAGATGATGTCACCTTTCTGGTTGATAGAGGTAAAGTCACGAGACTTATGTAAGAGCAAGTCACGTTGAGTCTCTGTAAGGGCATTCTTAGATGATTCGATATCGTCAGCTATTAGTACTGAGGCACGACGCCCCTGCATGTTTGCTGTGATACCCATACACGCCACGGAAGGAGATTTGTTATATCCTTTAAGCTGTTTATGTACGTCATAGGCTTTAGTCGATTGGCGGTCATCTGCTGCTGGACGTAAACATTCAAGTATGTCCCAGTCACCGATGATGTCAATGATACCATTCGATATCTCGTTAGCCATATCACCACCAGCCGAGAAGATTAAGATAATCTCTGAGGGGTCATGAATTAAACGCCATACAGCGTAGAAAGATGTTATAGTAGTTTTAGCTTGTGAACGTTGAGCCTGTATCATTCTGTACTTCGGCCCATACTGCAAGTAATTACCTATATCCAACTGAACGTCAGTACAGGTAAAGCCCATAAGTTCTTCTATTCCTTCTGCGAGAAATTCTTCAAACACGGGATACATTTCTTGTAACTGTTCTAGCCTCGTCCATCGGTCGAGTGCTTCTGCTGCATTACTCATAATATTAACTCCAATGATTAATCAAGAGCCTTCGTAAAGACTCTTTGTTAATTACTGTTGCTTCACTTTGTCCATAGCCTCTTGGCGTGCTGCCGCCATTTTAGCCTTACGTGCTTTGTTAGCTTCACGCTTCTTAGCTACTTCATCTTCAAGGTTCGCTACCTCTACCGATTGTTCGGCAGTCGCGGTAATCTCATTATCCTTGAGGAATTTTATTGCTGTTGCTAAGAGCTGAGGTGATGCGTCATACTCTTCGATTAGAATAGGATTACCGTCATCATCTAAAAGCACTTCACCGTCATGGTCGAACTGAGGTAACATTACCGTATGCCCAACCTGCGCTGATAAAACTTGTGCTACTAACGCATGTAAACCGCCTAGCACACCTTCTTTAGCTGCACCTTTACTCATTGTTACATACCTCCCTAATCCATTTCCAGAGTAAATAAGCTCCCTGTAAACCTAAATAGATAAGGGTACAGATATGTACAACATCACTAATTTGCACCCCAAAGAGTTGGACACCCTGCACAGCAATTGCGGGAGATGCTTTCATTACCTCTTGAACAATCACTTGTGTAGTGTCACTCATGTCTATTCCTTATTTAATCATGTCAGCAATAGCCGCCTTTAATTCGACTTCATCCTGAGCATTATCTATACTGATTTGAACTACCGCATTAACATCACGGATAGCTTGACGTTTGGCCTCTATCTCAATGATAGGCGTACCGGGGATTTGCATCATGATAGCTTTATCATGCGGTTCCATTTGCTTGTCACGGTCGGCCTTACGGATACCATGAGCAAATTCTTTGGCTTTCGCCATATCTATTTTAATCACGTATGACCGCCTATTCGTACTTATCTGAACTGTTACCAAAACCATCCGTTAAGCTAGAATCGTCTACAGTCCAAGCCCAACGGAAAGTATAATCAGAAGGTAACTCAGACTCATCGATTATCTTGTAGGCTTTGCCATGTTTAACAGCTTGACGAGCAGCTTTATGAACATCATGACCTTCGCCTGGTCTTGTTATCAAAAGCGTACCATCTTCTGCTTTATGAATAATTACTTTTCCCATTGACTAACCCTTAATAAAAAATTGTTACCGCTACGCTTGACGAGTTTTCTCCAGTTCCACTACTGTTACTGGTAATTACAGTAAAAGAAGTAGATGTTATCGAACCAGCAAGAACCTGAGATGACGCGGAAGTTGAAGTAACTTGTATAATATAACCACTGGGTGCAGGTGAAGAAAGTGTAACGACGTATCTCCCGGTTATGGAATTGGTTACACTAGAGACTCCCAAGCTACGGTTAATGGTTGTAGTCGGACCGTCAAAGTTAACCCATGCTCGAGCTAATTGAGGCTGAAGTCCTGTAGTAGTAGGTAAAGATTCCCATACAGAGTTTATATACCCTTCCAGCACGTCGTCGTCGGTATTGTAACGTAAATCTCCATTAACTGCTGTATCACGTTGAGCCACAGTACCTGAAGGTAGCCTTGCTTGTCCATTTGCACTAGTGGCTTCTATACCAGCTAGGTTCGACCAACTAGTACCGTTATAACCTTCAAAGGCTACTAAGTCCGTATTAAAACGTAAGTCACCTGTATTAGCTGCATCACGTTGAGCAGTTGTACCCTTAGGCAACTTAGCCTGACCAGTCAAGCTAGTAATCTGTACGCCATTAATAGAGAACCACGCCCACTCGTTATCAACAGGGTTCCAATAGAACTGGTCATCCTTTTGTACAACGAGAGTCTGTGAGCCATTATCCATAGTACCACCAACGGTAACTACGTAAAGGTCTGCACGAACAACACCGCCAACTGGTACAGGTTCAGTAGGGAATAATCCACCTGAAGCATCCCAGTTACCTTTAGGCAATAAAGCCTCTTTAACGATGTCTGCATAACCTGCGGCTAATATCTCTGAAGCTGATGCGTTATTTTCTGATACCAGAGCTGCTGCTGCACTTATTGCTGCATTAGTCTCTGCTGTCTGCGCATCAGTAACGGCTGTCAATGAGGCAGCGAATGTCATAGCATCTTGCGGATTAACCGGGTCTTTAAGATTGATAATACCGAAACCGGACATATCCAAGTCTTGGCCTGCACCACGAGAGACGAACCCGTCGATAGATTCATGCTGTAGCATTACTGCTTGTCTGTTAGAGTCATCAAGATTCTGCTCAATAACCAATGCACCATTTTGGTAATCATGGATGAGCTTATCATTAGGTACGATACGACGTACCAATACTTCAACACCAACACCAGGAGCAGCCGCTAAACGAACTGAACCACCCGCATTAATAAAAGTTAAAGTGTTTTGAGCTTCTTCAACACCATCCAAGAAAACATGGATATGGTCTGTTGAAATATAACCCAAAGTAAAATCCAAGACGAAATCAGTATTTATACCGTCGCCTATGTACGTTTGTGCCGATAACGCCATGTTAAAATTCCTTTAAGTTTCTCTAAGGAGTGGCAGAAAAAGGGAATTTACATCCCCTCTTTCAAACCATTTATTAAAGCACTTACACCGCCAATATTACTAAACGGAGTTAAAGTAGTTATTGTACTTACGTCGCCTTTAGAACCTTCACCAGTAGATAGGTTATAAACAGCTTGTGGAGCATTCATTCCAGCTTCAACTAAACTGAAGACAGGATTGGATACATCAGCCTGACGTCCGAACGTATTGTCTTGACCCATCATTCCCATTGTGGTGGTATACATATCAGGTAATAGACCTGCTGGTGACGACATCTGCATTATATTTAACACGTGGTCTTCAGTAGTCAACTTTGAGGTATCCTTATTCTGAAGAGTTAGTTTAAGATTATATGCTAATATCGCAGCCGAAGTAGAGTACAAGAATACAGGACCAGCATTACCACTTCTGATACCACGAGCTAACTGTTTACCCATAGCTGCAACCGGATAATTACGGAACTGTAGGAAGAGTTTGGCCAAAGTGCCATCCATCCAATAACTGTTTTCACCTGCTAATGTACGTTGAACAACTTGGTGCATGTGACGGTTCATTGATACTGCGAAGTTCTCTGCTGCTTTAGGATTCCAAGACGCTAAGTTCAACCCGTCTAATCCACCATTAGCATTGAAAGTAACATCACCTGAATCAATACGCTTCTGTATCTCTTTTAGTGTAGCTTTCTCCATTCCAATCTCTTCTAAGAACTTGGTATCGAACTTACCTTCTTTCACTAAACGGGCTACCTTAGCAGCACCTAGAGTTACAGCCATACGTTGTTGATGACGTTTAATCGCATTGTTACCTGACAACATTCCATTCAGATATTGAGCACGAGCTGAGATATCATCATATCCTTTAAGCAGCTTATTAGTAGTGGCATCGCCAGCATCTTCTAAGCGAACATAAGGAGCATACAGAATCTCTTCTTGTCCAACTTTACCCATTAATGATTGCATGTCTTGTAATACCTCACCTTCAAAATCTCTTGCGAAATTCTTTGGGCTAAGGAACTTCAGGTTCTTCATTGTATCTTGTATACCGACTTGAGCAAGGATAGGACCATACTCAGCTAACTGGGCCATACCCATACCACCAAGCATAGACACTGAAGCAAAGTCCATAAATCGACGTATACCTTTATTCACACCTTGACCATCGGCAGGACGTGATAACAACTGATTATAAACCGACTGCATAGAACGGTCAATCAAGTCTGTGTCTTCACCTAATTCAGATGCCTGTTTAAGTGCTGCTTCTTTGATACGGTCAAAGTCTGCTTCTGACTTAATACCCTTCTTGGCCATAGCCACACGACCAGCCATTTCTTGAGAGTACTTAGAACCAACGAATTGCATATCGTTATTGACTATATCAAGCAAACTTCTGCCTGAAGCATCAGTCACAGTCAAGTCAACATCAGTACGCTTTCTAGCTCGTACACTGGCTCCAGCTTCGTCAGATTTACCTTTAACGATGTTTTGTACCTGTTCGAACTGCTCATCGCCTAAGAGCCTCTTGAGAGCTGCTGCTGCATCACCACTAAATAGAGCTGATACATTAGAGTCAAGGTTGAGGTCTTTACGGCCAGAGCGGTCGAATACAGCTTCGGCAATCTTCATGGCTACATCTTCATCCATACCAGTCTCTTCATAGCCTTTAGCCAAGAGTGATAAGTATCCGTTGTAGTCAATCTTACTCATGCCTCTAAGTGCTGCACCGTCCCAATGTAGTGGAACATAACCGGGTATTCTTTCTATTGAATCGAATCCTTGTACCTTAGCACTCTTCGCATCATTCAGAACATCATCAACCATAGACTGCCATTCATCGGCTGCTTTGGTGATTACTGGGTCAACATTCTTAGTCGGTTGTGCACCTTCAATAAATGCTCTACGACGTCCTTCAAGTTCAAGACGTAACTCTCTGTTGAAAGCATCTGCCTTAGAACGACGACCAGTTAATCCAGCCGCACCAGCAAAGCCTTGCACATGAGCTTCATAGTTAGGCATAAACTTGCTGAGGTAACGACGTTCAGTGAAATCCTTTATCTGTGCTGCTGTATCAGTACGCTTATAAATACCGGAACCAGATTCAGCCATTTCATGTGTGAACTTATTAGCTACTGCTGATTTAGAGTTCCAGAGGTTAGTGCTATCGGTACTCGCCATAGAAGGGAACTTCTTAGCGATAGCATCCATTACTTGAGATACTTGACCACCACGAGTGACCTTATTAGTCTCGGCCCATTCTGAAGCATCTGCAACAATATCTTCTTCAGTCTCAGTCTTAGAGAAACGAGAATCACCTCTTGCTGTAGCTGCTGCGGATAAGTCTTTCGGTTCAGCTAATTTAGAATCCATACTATTACGAGTACGGTTTAAGACATCTGCTGCTTCATCTGCTAGGTTAACTCCCTTGAAGCTTTGTAGGATAGTATCAGTACCACCGATTAAGGCCATACCGAATAATCCATTATATAGCACATCTTCAGCATCAACTGTATGTTGGTTAGCTGCTTGTGCTGCTGTACTTACTGCGCCTAATGCGAAACCTTCTGCACCGATAATACCTGCACGTTGTAAGCGATGAGCTTTCAATGCAAGTTTACCAGTATTGTAAATAGCACCACCACCGAGGAAGATATCCGGGCTAGCTAAAGATGCAACCGCAATTGCACCTAAGCCAGTAAATCCTTCCTGCATGAGCATTTCATTACCTGCCACTTCTGCTTGAATCTCTGTACGGATTCTTGAAGCATGTTCGAATGAACGGGCAGCTACAATCTCTTTGTGATACTGTTCATCGATTCCTTCCAAGAGTTCAGGATACGCTAAGGCATCCCATCTCTCAATAGGTTCGTAAGGCTTCTCGCCTAACTGGAACAAGTTACTAACTGGGTTGTGTAGTTCGAAGGCTTTCTCGAACACCTCCCCTGTAGGAGTTGCCACTCGAGCTTCGATTGGTTTAGCTTCAGGTAGTGGTTGATTAATTGACGTTACCGCCTCACTCACTTCTGATACTTCAGGTTTAAAGTCATCTAGTGGCATAATAGTTCCTTATCACTTCAATTTTGCCATGTTCTTTTCGAACAGGGTTATTGTAGCCTGGTCTGGTTTAGTATGGTGATACGTGAAGTAAAGTTTCTTCATGGCTTCCGTATCGCCCTCTTTAACTTTATCAAGTAACGCCTTAGTTTCTGGTCTGCCTTGGAAGTCCAATAGCAGTAATGCTGCTGAGTGGTCATCACTCAATTCAATCATTGCTCTCGCTCTTTCCTCATCAGTTCCATTAAATGCAACATCTTCCAAATCAGTTAACCATGTAGGCGCACCATCAGGGAATGCACGTTTGGCACGATTGATTGCAGTTTGCATAGCATTATTACCGCCCTCTGTCTGTTTCGTCAGATACTGAAATACACCGCGAGCAGACGAGTTAGGGTTAGCTTTGTATTTACCGCTACCCGATTCAGTTGCAGCGAACACATCTAACATGTAACCAACGTGCTCATTTGTCCCGCCAATTACACTAACAGACTCTACGCCCCAACCCATACCAGATTTAGTAGGTAAAGCAATTCCATGTTTAACACCCATATCAGAAGCAGCTTGTACCGCATTCTGTTCTGGTGAATTAACTGTTTCGGATAACTTCTCAATCATCTCCTGTGTTGCTCCCATACCTTTAAGAGGAGAGAACAAATCAAAGAGACTCTTAACCATACCAGTCTTTAGGTTATGGAAAGATTTGTCTTGAGTATTAATTACATCTAAGGCTTCTTTCTCAGAAAGGTCCTTGCCATAACGACGTTTGTGGTGCATACGAGTACGTCTAATCCGCGTATCCAAATCATCACTATGTTTAAGTGCGTTAGCTTGTAACTTATTGGATTGCTCTTTAGCATGAGCCATAACATTCATTGACTTCATAGCATCGAGTGATAGAGTCTTTCCACCTGTTAGCGGTAGACCGTTATCGTCGACTGGTACAAATGTCATTGAGTTATTTGACGGGTTAAAGATTGTGCTGTAGGTTCCTTCGTGGCCACCGAACATTTCAGTCCTATGTTTCTCAACAAAACCATCTAAAGCATCCTCCGGGGATTCACCGTCTTGCAAACCGAGTCTGACGCTGAAAGGAGTCCCACCATTAGGAATATAATCACCTTTAATCTTTTCATGTTGCCTCTCAAAATCCATACGGGCAAGCTCTGCTGCATCTTCTGCACTAAGCCTACCATTAAGCATATAGTCTTCAGTCTTACGTCTAACAGTTGCACGAACATAATCCGTGTTGAAACTATCAAGAGCATCACGTCCTCCCAAGAAGTTCGGTAAGATAGTACCTTCCATGACGTCATTAACTTCATCGGTAATCTCTTCCTTCGTCTCCTTAGTAAACCCACCCTTAGCGTTATTCTGTTCAACTAATGCACGTTGACGAACAGCTGATACTAAATCGCCATCGATTTGAGCACGAGATAACACAGCTTGCATACGAGCCTTAGCTTTAGCATCTGTGATATGGTCGAATGCTCTGTCCTTGTCTAATGCTGAGTACTGCATGAATGTCTGAGCAGTTTCAACAAAACGAGGGTCAACCTCACCGTCAGGTAAAGTTAATGATTGAAATGATTGTGTCCATTGCTTAGATAGAGCTGTATCACGTACACCGATAGTGGCCCAGTATTCAGGATATTTATCACCGAACTCTTGACGCATAGCATCTAGTGCTGCTGGACGCTCTTTCTCAGTTACCAAGTGGAATTGGCGAGTACGAGCTAAATGAGCATTATCCTTCATTGTAACGTCGCTGTCCTGCATCTTCTTGTAACGACCTAATATGGAAGTAACTTTCTCAGCACTCATGCCGTATTTCTGCTGATGCTCACTAATCGATGAAACCAAATCAGTTAGGTCTGTATTAGGGTCGTCAGCTTGGTTGTTCAACTCAAACAATGACTGACCTACAATAACAGATTGTTGCTTCATCTGCTCCTTTTCATAACTATCGTAAGCTTTATGAAGGGTGGCACGCTGGTTAGGTGTTAACTGTTCAGTCATATCCATTTCAATGAACGTGTTGTACAGTGCACCGTTACCCTCTTCAAGAGATGATTTAACGCTTTCGGTTAGCAGACTAAAGTACTGTGAGTCTCCCATACCTTTAGGCTTAATCATCGCGTTCAACAATTCCTTGTTTGCTGCGAGTTCAGTCTCAGTACCTTTGCCTACTGCACTCTGTGCTGATAGACCTTTACTGAATAACTGTTGCTGATACATACGAGCATTCTGAGCATCGATATGTTTAGCGTACGCCTTAGTCTGAAGACCTGCTAACTCGGAAGCTTTCTTTGAGAATCCGATAGTGATAGCTTGGCGAGTCTCATCATCTTCAATCCCGTCGATATACTTAGCAAGTTCTGCCTGTTGTACTTGTGCATACTCTTTAGGCGTCAAGTGTGCATTGTTTGGTATGGCATCCAGAGATGTACGATAAGCTTCATCTAATGCATTTTGTGTAGCCAGTGAACGGGCACCAGCTACACTTGCACCTTCTCCAAACATGGAAGAGAATGACTTTTGATTATCCTTTACATCTTGAACAGAAGCACCTTGAGCAACGGCTTGCTGACCTTCTAGGAATCGTCGACTTGCCTCTTTGTTCATTTCGTTAACACTGGCTGCATCTGCAAAGTTTAAAAGAGACTTGGCTAAAGTTTTCTTACCTCTAACCAGTCCTTCAGTATCCGGTGTGGCAACTGTGCTTGTTGAATTAATACGAGGCATAACCCCTCCTATGAGATTAATCCGCTCTTAAGTGCGCGGAAGTAAGTTGCTGAACCTGCCTCCACAACATTCGCCAATACGGACGGTTTCTGGATAGCAAGTTTATGTCTACTCTTAGCTTGGGCTTTGATAGCCTTGCGTTCAGTTGTATAATTAACTTCAGCCGCATTACGTGCTCTATCAATCTCAGCTTGGTTCTTACCAGCTTCACGAGCGATAGATAGTGTGGCTGCTTCTTCAGATACTCCAAATGCTGCACTAGCTAATCTAGCTTCTGCATTAGCTTGAAGTTCCTGTATGGCTACATCGAGTGAAGCCTGTTGCAATTCTTCTAAGGACTGGCTGTAATTAGTCGCTGCATAGCCCTGTTGTTCGGCTGCCTGTATATCGGCAATCTCGTTGTTCAGGGCAATACCTGCATTGAGTACATCTGTCTCTCTCCCTGCAAGGTATTGCTTTGTCAAATTAAGCCCGAAGTCCATAAACATCGGGTCTAATGCCATTATATCTTCCTTCCACGTTGTGTGACTTGACCTTTCCATCTCAGAGATGATAGGTTCATAGGTAACTGCGACGTTGCCTTATACTCTACATCAAGACTCTCTACAGGCATACGGATACCAGTGATGAATGATGATGTCGCTAAGTTGACTTGACCAAGTTTGGCTATACCAACAATACGGTTTGAGTTAAGGGTTGTAAATTTACCAAAGTCAGGATGTGTTACTGTCGTTTCAAATGGACCAGAGTTATCGAAGTACATCTTAAACTCACCTAAAGTGAATCTATATGGGTCGAGTGCTCTACCTTCGTTGTCACGAATAACAGGCATAGTTGGTGCGAATATCCTCTCATATTTCTTACCGACATATACAGTACCACCTTCCGCAGAATTTAGTAAAGTAAGTGTCTTAGTTGGTGAATCATAAGTGAACGGAACCAGCATACCTGGATAAGGTGAACCATCGCCAAATACGGCCATTAGGTCATCTGCATTATCGACTGGATAATTCGTTGGAAGTGTAACTGAAGTTGTTACTCCTGTTCCTTCTATACGGTCATCGACATAAACGTTATGAGTTAAGCCCTCTTCGTCAGCATCCTCAAGGTCAAGTAATACACCGTGAACCAAATCTGTCCCATTCTCTTTATAGAGAACATACAACTTAGACTTATCAAAGAACATGTGCTCTATGGTTGCACCATGAGTTATGCGCCATGTATGCCAAGCAGATTGGACACGACGAGCTTCTTGCCATAGGTAGTGATAAACCTGAACTTCATCAGGGTCATCTTCACCACGGACAATCAAGATGTCTTCCTGCGTATTAGCTATCATCTCAATGACTGAACCTTTGATGAAACGTTTGACCTGAGTTGTTATAGGTCTTGCGTTATTAGAGTCAGCTTCGTTGTTCGTATAGAATTCACGAATACCTGAGAATGCACCTGTACGGAATGGGAAGAATATCACTTCACCTGCTACTTGGGGTTGGACTCTAAGGTCTGTACCAAAGTTAGTAGTAACAACCATGGTCGTGTTTCTTGGCGTGATTGGTTGCTGTCCTGAAATACGGAACTGTGCATCATCAGCAAAGACAATTAAGTCACGGTTGTGTTGCACTGCATACTTAAGGACTGATACCTCGACGTTGTTAGCTGGCTTATTCACTGGGTCGGTTACGACATCAGTTGTGGCCGACTTCTTAAACCAGTTCCAATAATTCTTGGATTCACTGAAGGTAATAGCCTCTGCACTCAAGAAGTATAAACGTTCTTGGAATAGTCCCATATCCTCTATCGCATACCCAGTGAAGTCAGGGAATTGATTAGTGTTGTCATCACCTGCACCACGGTCATCCCAAAAGATATTATTAGTATCGCCCGGTTCCGCAGGGTCAAGAGGATGAACAACAAAACTCAAGTCCGGTTGCTGAATAATAGCCATCGGCATATCATCGGGATTTAATCTGAAGTTCTGGCGAGGATGTGCTACCTCTTTCCATTTACCCGGCTGTGCTGTAAAACCTGTTCCACCCGGTGCATCAAACTTGAGGTAATAGTCATCTCTGACATTTGAACCATCGTTAGTAATACGAACTACGTATCCTTGAGGTGCATATGGCGGTAGTTGACCGACACTTGGGATAGCTCTGTTAATAGCGTACACATTCAAGCCACCCATATCGTCAGTTACACTCACTGTCACTTCTTTACGGTCAGAACCATCAAACTGGTCTGATAGTATTTCCATAACAGAACCCTGAAGATTTACCGTATAGTTCGAAGTGAATGTACCATTAGCATTTAAGGCGTTACGCATAGCTGCTGCTACAACGTCAGTACCACTAGCTTTAATCTGGTTCTGGATATCCGTGTTACGGGCAATATCATTAGTCGTTGCATCAACAATCGATACCTGAGTAGGTAGCACGTAACTCACAGTTACAGACGGTTGTCCTGAAGCTGATACTGTGATACTGATAGTACGTCCCGGAGTAACGGCTCTGAAGTACACCAAGGAGTTTGACCATTGTTCGAATGAAGCTGGCTGAAGTATAGTCGTCTCAACATCTCTATTTGCTACCAAAGTAACATCGCCTACTGTAACCATATGAAGACGGTCTTTTAGTGGTCGTGTCCCTCTTGCAAAATAAGCTAAGGCACGAGCATCAGCAACAACTGTTTGAGATGTTCCAACAAAGTCAGTAATTGAGACTTCATCTTCAGCAACAGCGATTATATAGCTATCATCACTACGGGTGTAATGGTGCCATTTAAAGTCTTTACCTGAAGTGTCAAGAAAATCACTGATATACTCAGAAGGTGGCCTGTCATGTAATCCCGTTACTGGGTCAGGAATCATATTTATCATACGTTCGCACTGACCTTCTGCTCTATCACGGACAGGTTGTTGAGAGACACCCTGCAATAGAGTGTCATATGTATCAAATACGTTAGTAGCCATTTAGCCTCCGATACGATAAGGGTTCCTTCCGCCCCATCTTGGACCATTCAGCATCAATGCTGTACGAGGGTTCTTGAATGCGTTCACACCACGGTTACGGACGTGCTCTCTCTTCATAGTCAAGAATGCGCCTTGTAACTGACCTTCTACTTGAGCGAGCTTTTCTCCATCACCTTCTAAATCAGATTGTACCTGAATCATAGCAGAGAATTTAACAACCTCTCTTACACTATAAGGTAAATCATCCCAAGGTAGTGCAGTCACTAACCAAATGTCTGTCAGGTTCTTATCGAATTTATAACTGTTAGTTTCACGGTTGAATAAACGCAGTCCATGTTGAACCACATCAGTACCACACTTAGAAGTATCTAAGGTAACAGTCGTAGAGGGAATAGCAATCTCATCTACGAGGTTACGAGCTAACGTAACATTCTCTTGAGTATTGAACCACCATGCCTGAGACTGTACCGCGACACGTTTATCATTTAAAGAACTAATTGCAGCTTGTACGTCGGGGTTAGATACTGTATCCAACGATGTCACTGCGGCTGTACCTAAGTTTCTCAGAATGGCATTCACTGCCTCTAATTCTGTTAACATAAAGACCTCTTTGCAAAAAATAGGGAAGCCAACCCAAATGGGTCAACTTCCCTACGGAGTTAAATTGTTATCTTATGGCCAATCAGCATCCAAGAACAAGGCAGCAGTATGGTCTGCACGGTTTGGAGTTACACCATAAGACAAGTAAGAGTCAACGAACCATTGTAGCTCTTGTTCCACGTAGTACACTTTAGAAGTTAGTGGGATAGTCTCACCAGCTAATAGTGATTTAGGATGTAGGATTAGAGCAAGACAACGAGCGTCTTGAGTCGTTACGTCGTAAGCATAACCGTTAGCAGCGTTAGACAATTTCTCATGTCCTGCACCTAGACGAGCAGCCGTAGATGTCTTGAATAGACGGTTTGTCTTAACGATAGGAAGACCAGAAGCTTTCATGATATAACGATTAGCACGATGGCCATTACCTTCAGAAAGGTCACGGTCAACTAAATCTGGGTTACGGATTAGAGTTTGATACTGTGCAGGACGTAGGAACAATGCACACTCTTCGATATCAATCTCTTTCTCTTCCATCGCAGTTACTAGGTCTTCGATAGCTTCAAGAAGCTTAACACCGTCATCGATGTCTGCAAGAGCGTATGTAGCAGTTGTACCACCAACCCATCCTTTAGGCTGACCTGTATCATCTTTCTGCGCAGACTTCACCCCTTGAAGCAATAGAGTTTGGTCGAAATCTTTAGCGAGTTGCTTACCGTGCTCCTTACCCATTTCCATACGTACATCGATACGTGATTGGAACTCGTCGAGTAGAGGCATTGTATCACGAGCTAGGATGATTGTATCAACCTTAACTGAGATGTTCGCAAATTCAATACCAGTTGGGTCAGGACGTTGTGCACCACGACCAACTGCTTGTAGGGTAGCTTCGCCAACACGGTCATTAGTAAGCGTAGAAGTCCCAGTGATAGGCTTCATGTTAACAAATTCACGCATTACTGATTTGTTTTGTACTGTACCGTCTACTTCACTCGCGTACTCTGAGACGTGTAGAGCGTCTACTGCACCTTTACCTAGGCGTTGACCAGGTTGTGTTACACCACCTTGAGTAATAAAGTTAGTTGCCATTTAATAGCTTCCTTTTAATAGATTAATTAAGAGATAAACTAGCTAGTTTCTCTAAGGAGTGGCATTAATACCACCCCTCAAAGATTTAGCCGAATTTCCAACCGAGGTCTAAAGCTTGTGCACTAGCTCTTGTGAAGTTAGCACGTTTAACAAGCTCGTCTACTTCAGCTTGAGATTTAGCTGCCTTAATACCTTTGTTGTAGTCTTGAATGCTGATAGGCTTCGCATGAGATGTTGCTGCCTTCTGACCATCACGTATCCTGGGTTCAGTTGTCACAGCCTTCTCAGGTCGACCTGCATTGGTATATCCAATCCACATTAATTGAGCAGCCCATTGAGATATGTTTCCGCCCATTTGGAGCAGCTTATCCATATCGTCTTTCTCTTCTTGAGTCCACCCAGACTTTTCAGAGTTAATCCAATCAACGGTAGCGTTATAGTTCTCTTCACCACCAACTGAATCATATATAGCTTTGTCGTTAGCCTCTTGCTGTGCAGCAATAGACTTCAACTCATTCTCAATACCTTGTAGCAGGATACTGGTTTGAGCTTTACCCATCTTCTCTTTCATGACTTTGATATGCTCATCACTGAACTTACCATTCTTTTCAAAGAAGTCTACGACTAGCTGACCATTTAGGTCGTGAGAATCAAACATCTCGGCTGCATGGCCAAAGAATGAGTCCTCATAACCTTCACCTGTTTTAATTTTCTGTTCAGGTTCCTTTGCAGGTTCCTCTTCAGCTTTAGGTTTAGGCTCTACTTCTGGTTTAACTTCTGGTTTAACTTCTGGTTTAACTTCTGGTTTAACTTCTGGTTTAACTTCTGGTTTAACTTCAGGAGTTGCTTTGGGTGCTTGTGCTAGTTCTCTACCAACTGCCCCACCTGCTTCCGGTGATACTGCTTCTTCCTGCTTTACAAAGTATTGAGATAATTTAAACATTACTGTACCTGCTGTTTAGCTTGTTGTTGTGCAGCTAGAATACGTTCCTGTTCTGCAAGCTGTCGCTCACGGTCTGCTTCTTGCTGCTCCTGTGTCTTGATGATATCTTCATGCTTAACACCACGACCCATGGCCATACTGGTTAGTAGGGCATCGGTATTGAGTGTCGCACGGACATCTTCAGGAATACCGTTAAGTATCGCAGTGTCTTGTAAGAATAACATCATCTGTTCATGTTCACTACCACGAGATAGGCTATCAATACCTGTAGTGATTGTCGGTTCTACTCCTGCATCTTTCAAACCACCTAAGTCGATTTCTTCTATAAGGAGATTCGCTATAGGTAATTGAAGTTGTTCAGCAAGATTCGAATAAACACCACCTAAAGCATTTTCTAACTCGGTAGCCTGTAGGCGTATCTCTTCTGCGGTAACACGTTCAGCATCACGAGTAATAGCAGAGTTCACCAAGAACCCTCTACCTATACGCTGTTCAGCTTGACTAACGATACCTTGTAATGTGGCCCAGTCTTGAACCTTATCCACATTGACAGTACTGATATCGTCGGGTGCACCCCATACAAAATCACCGTTCTCAGCGTTATTCAATTCTTCTACATCGGCTGAACCGTTAGGGTTAACCAAGAATTTCAGTTGTGCTGCTACGGCTGCGCCTTCTACTAGAGATTGTTGCATTACGTCGACGGTATGGAACTCACCTTGATACTCTTCCACATGACCTACGCCATAATGGTCGCCAGTAATCAGGTTCCATGTTACCGGAATGTACGGTAGCTTGTCTTTAGCAAACTTACCTGCACCATCTAACGGTATATCATCTGCGTATTGCTGTACGTTATAGTTATCACCTTCACGAGTTATCCAAGTATAGAGTTTAACCTTATCAGATTTCTCATTGGCTTTACGTGATAGACTTACTTGTGCCTTAACGTCATTCTCTAATTGACTGAACATGAACTCTTCGCGGAGAATGAGTTCCTGAAGGTCGCCAGAAGTACTACGCTCGACGACATAATCATGCAAGTTGTATGTACGTGCACGGCCTTCCTTCGGTAAATAGAATAGACCATTACCTGTGATAACAAGTAATTTCATGAGCTGCGTTAATGCAGTCCGGGCCTGTTTACTTACGAGTCGTTTCACTGCTGCCTTCTCTGCACGAGAAAACATAAGCTTCACCTGAACTTCGTCCACACCTAACTCTTTAGCCAGTTCTACGAATGTTGCTTCATCAGCATCCATACGGAAGAAAGGTCGAGCAGGTGCGAACAATGTCAGCATTAGCTTGTTACTTAAATGATTAGATGCTTGAGCACCCACCGAATCCCAATCACGGTCAAGACTGAACTCACCTTGATAATCTTCTGGTGGGAATACATGAGATAATGTCCATCTCGCATATTGCTCTGCTCGTCTCAGATAAGGACGTTTAATCGACTCTAATTGACTCCATCTTTGTGATACTGTAGTCATTGAGATTCCTTATAATTTCAGTCCTGCGGGCTTCTGATTAACTGTCAGTTTCTTGCCTTCTTTCTTAGGACTGGCGTTAATTGATTTATTACGTACCTTACCTACATTAGACCTACGCTCTTTCTCATCTTCGACAACATCCTCATCAGTAACAATATCAGACTCACCGATGTCAATCGATATATCCTTGGCCTGACTATCTGCTAAACTGATAGGAGTTTCCCTAAGCCCTTCTTCTGCTCTCGCTCGTGCATCCTCTAGAGCTTGTTCCTGTTGTTTAAGTTGTTCGTTCTGAAAGTAGATACTTGCGCCTACCGCACCTACAGCTAACACATCACTTAGCTCTACGTTCTCAAGAAGGTCGCCACCTGCATCTAATACAGACGAACCTATATCAGAGAGTAAATCACCTACTGCGTCTAAACCCCATGCCATTAAGTTATCCCTCTACGCTTACGGCTCTTACGTCCACGTACTACGATAGAACCTGTGAAGTTAGGTACACGTTCATCAGTACCGCCCGATATACCGATACCCGGACTAGCCGAAGTTACAGAGACTTTAGGTTGACTTGTAGTGATTGCAGTTGTTGGTGCTGTCGGTGTGGGAGTCAATACAGAATCCGAACCATCAGGATTAATATCCTCACCACGACCACGACGTCCTCCCGCCGGTGCTCCTGCTTCTCCGGTGAATGCAGGTTGGTCTACTCCACCCGGTCCTTTGATTGTAGTCTTAGCACGTTTGTTGAAGTCTAAAGCTGCTTTACCCAAGGCAGTTGCAGGATTAGATTTAGCTGC